AGTGGGTTAGATGCCCCACAAATAGCCGAGCAGATAAACGGCGATAGCTTGCCGAATGACTAAACGCGAAGGGGCCAAGTACTGGACCCGTAACGACCGCAAGCGGGGGCGCTATGTCCGCAAGTATAACAAGGTATTCAACAAGGCGCTAAACGACCAGATAGCAAACCTTTTAGAGTATCTGAAGTTAGCTACTGACCCGCAGGCCGTTCTAAGCGCTGTTACTACCCTGGTGCGTAGGGACGATCTTAAAGCGGCTTTCGTTGATTTATATCAAGAAGTAGGCGTAGACTTCGCGACCGGTTCCTACAATCAGATAAAAAGGGAAGTAGACAGCTCTAAGGAAATGACCTTAGAGGACTTTCAATATATCTGGACCGCTCAGATGTTAGAGTATGTAGACACCGAGGCGGCCACTTATATAACCTCTATAATAGGCAGCAGTCAAGTAGCGGCAAAGCGCATTATTCAACGGATCATAGCCGAAAGTTTAGACGAGGGTCTAAGCATCTTTGAAACTATGGAGCGCCTAAATAAGCGCGTTCCTATTGAGTGGCGGAATGTATCTAAGTGGCGAAGCGAACTAATAGCACGGACCGAGGTTCTAACAGCATCTAACTACGGAATAGACACGGGCGGCCAAAGCATAGCGGATGAGTTAGGGCTACAACTTAAAAAGGTCTGGATAGCCCGGATAGATAGCCGGACCCGAACTATACCGCCGGATGCCGCCGATCATGTAGTAATGAACGGACAGACCGTAGACCGCGACAAACCTTTTAACGTGCAAGGCCTTAAAATGATGCGACCAGGGGACCCGAGCGGAGGGGCAAAGAATCGCTGTAATTGTCGCTGCACCGTTGCATTTGTCCGGGACGATGGGCAGCCTATGTTTAGCGAAATGTAGTTTTTCGCTCTATGTAATTTTGTATCGAAATGGCTAAGACCTATAAGAACTATCCGGAGGCGGTAAGTAACAATGCGAAGAGGGGGATAGAGCTTAACGAAGCAGTTAATAATAGGTGCGCCACTCAGGTAGGAAAGGTCAGAGCGCAGCAGCTGGCCAATAGAGAGGCGATAACTTACGACACCGTTAAACGGATGTACAGTTATCTAAGCAGGGCAGAGACCTACTATGACGAGAATGATACGAAAGCCTGCGGGACTATTTCGTATTTATTGTGGGGCGGCTTGGCCGGGAAGCGATGGGCAAAGAGTATAATAGACGAAGAAGAAAAGAGTATGAGCGGTACGCTATTACATAAGGGCTTTAATGATCCTTCCATGATCGTCAAAGACGTGGACGGAAAAAAGGGCGTAGTGTCTGGCTACTTCTCTAAGTTCGGGAACGTGGACAGCCATAACGATGTAATGGCCCGCGGCGCGTACTCTAAGTCTATAGCCGAGAACGGACCTAACGGTAAAGGGCGTATAGCTCACCTTTGGAGCCATTCAAGCTACGAGCCTATCGGTAAGCTAATGGAACTGGCTGAAGATGACTACGGCCTATACTTTGTTAGTAAGCTGGTCGATAGTGCAAAGGGCCGGGACGTTATGGCCTACTATGAGGCGGGTATTATTAACGAGCATTCCGTAGGCTTTTCTATTGTTAAGATGGCTTACGAAATGGACGATGAGGACAAGCCCAAGTATGAGCGGGTCCGCACCATTACCGAGGCTAAACTGTGGGAAGGTTCCAGCGTGGTCATAGGGGCCAACGCCGAGACGCCTACCGTATCCGTAAAGTCCGGGGACGAGGTTAGTAACCTTGTAGAACGCCTGGGCAAAATGCAAAAGCTACTTCGTTCGGGTTCTACCCTGACGGACGAGGCTTTCACCCAATTAGAGATAGAATGCACCCAAATACAGAAGGCGCTTAGTTCACTCGTAACAGAGGAGCCGCACACGCACTCCGAAGAGACCGAGCCGAATTTGCTGGACATTTGGAACCGCATTAATCTGAATAAATGAATGTTTCTTAAATCTGTCTAAAATGAACGCAGAAGAACAACTGAACAAGATTGCTTCCGACGTTTCCAGCTCTGTAGAAAAGACCAGAGAAGAGCTGAACGGCCGCATTGATGCAATCACAAAGGGCCAAGCTGACTACAGCAGCCAAATCGACAAGCTGACCGACCTGGTTAAAGAGGTACAAGGCAACAGCGAAGAAGTACAGAAGCACAGCGACAAGCTGGACGCTCGTCTAAAGGAGCTTACCAAAAACGGTATGGCTACTACTAAGGCGGCCGAGCTGACTACTTCCGAGGCTATGGCTAAGTCCATCGTAGAGAACCCAGAGTACGAGGCTTACAAGAATGATCCTTCAATTCATAAGGGTATTCGTATTCCCGGTATGCTGACTAAGGCTGTAGGTACTATGACCTTCAGCGCTTCCACTACTGGAGACGTAGCCGAGCAAACTCGTTTGCCTATCCTTCCAGACGTAGACCGCCCTAACCGTGTCCGTAACTTCATTCCTCAGGGAACAATGATCGGGGACAGCGTACGCTACGCTAAGGTAACCGGCGGCGAAGGCACAGCCGGCAACCAGACCGAAGGCAACGCAAAGAGCCAGGTAGACAAGGACATGGCCGAGCAGACTTTCAACGCTCAGGTAATTGCTGCTTTCGCTCGTATCTCTACTCAGATGCTTGACGACATCAGCGGCATGACTTCCTACCTTTCTTACGAGCTTACTCGTTTGCTGATGAACCAGGAAGACAGCCAGCTTTTGACCGGGGACGGAACGGGTACTAACCTCTACGGACTTGCTGCAAATGCTGCCGATGAAAACGACCTCAGCGTATCTACTGAGTTTGCCGAGCCTAACAAGTGGGATTGCATCCAAGCGGCTTCCGGTTACTTGGCTTCTCAGGACTATATGCCCGACTGCATCATGGTAAACCCTGCGGACTTCTACACTATGGTAGGATCTAAAGGCTCCAACGGTCAGTATGTAGCGCCTTTCTACTTTGACGCCGCTCAGAACACTTATACCCTTTTCGGTATGCCCGTGTATCACAGCAGCGCAGTAGCTGAAGGTTCTTTCTTCGTGTTTGACAAGGCCGCAGCTTCTCAGCTGTTCCAGCGTTCTGCACCTTCCGTACAGTTCTTCCCTCAGGACTCTGACAATGCTCAGAAAAACCTGGTTACTGTCCGCGTAGAGGAGCGTCTGGCGCACGTTCGCAAGCATGACGATGCGGTATTTACTGCTACCTATGCTAACGTACTTCCATTTATTACCCCATCGTAGTAGGGTAGTGCGTATCTAACTAAGGGGGCTTCGGTCCCCTTTTTTTATGCTCAAATGTTAAAGTCTGGGCGCAAATGTTAAAATGCTTGTAGGGTATGTAGAGGCTTTGCACCTTTGATACATCAAAAAACCTAAAAACACCGACATGACAAACGCTACTAAATTCGAAAGCCTTAAGAAAAGAGCTGACTACGTTAAAGAGGTAGAGTACGCTGGCCAAACCGAAATGCACTTAGACCTGCATTCCATAATAAATAGACAACTGGCAGAAAAGGGCTACAGCGCTTGGACCAAAGAAGTAAACGGCAGATGCTTTAAATATCTCTACATAAAGAAGTAAACAGCCAAGCCCCTCCGGGGGCTTTTTTATTGCCCTATCTTTGCGTTAGCTTACTTTCATGTTTTCCATGTCTGTTTAGTGGTTTGGTGGTAGCCCCGTGTAATGCGGGGCTTTCTTATGCCGTAACTTTGAAGCATGAGAATAGACCATACAGTAACGGCGGTTACTACGGCTAACATTATCAGCCGTGCAGACTTTCGCACCTATGCCCGCGCCGTAAACATCACCGGCGAAGATGACCTAATAGATAGGCAGTTAGAGGCGTCTACGCGATACGTAGAGACCTACATAGGCCAGAGCTTGAATGAAAACCGAATGCAGGCAATCCTTTGGGACTTTGACGATGACCGAGACATGGACGCCGGCGAGCTTAGATACGTGCTTCCTATGGGTCCGGTAAGCTCTATTACTTCCGTAGTAGGTCAGGACCTGGAAGGGGCAAACACTACCCTAACAGCAGACGAGGATTACTATCTACTAACCGGCGGGCGGCTTCGCATTCCTTCGCCTACGGCTTACTCTACTTATACGGTTAATTATGTGGCCCAACTGTCCTACGTTACTGAGAACGTAAAAGAGGCTATTCTAAAGATATGCGCCGAGCTGTACCAAAACAGAGGTATAAGCGTAACGGGTACGATAGTAAGTAACCTTAAGGCGGATCTAAACAGCTTGCTGGCTAAGGAACGTACTAAGCTGTTCCTATGAATCCAGGGCTATTAAATGAGCAAGTAACGTGCTACGCCTACACAACGCAGGCGGATAGTATGGGCGGCTTTCGTTCTAAAGAGTCTGTAAGTTTTACGGACTGGGCGAACGTCAAGCGGTTAGGCAGTTCTAAGAACGCGGACGATGCGCGGGTACTGAACGTAAACCGATACGAAATTACTATGCGTTCCCGCTTGGATTGGTCCGGAGATATAGACGGCCCAGACTTCCCCAGCGATGTATTTAGAATAGAGTACAGAGGCAGAAGCCTGAGCGTAGACGGTCCGGCCATGGAGGGGCCAGATAGGGCCTTTGTAACTTTCCAAGCAGTAGAGCGGCAAGCGTAGTGCGTATAGAGTTCAAAGTAGACCAGCGCGAAATAGACAAGCTCATGCGCGACCTATCGGCCTACGGCGGCCGAGTGGCTAAGAAGATAGAGCAGGAAACCGCGTACGCTGCCTTGGAGGTTCAGCAGTTAGCAGCACGTAAAGCACCCCACAACCTGGGCCGGTTAGGTTCATCTATTCAAGTACAACGGCAAGCGCGATCCGTTAAGATTAGCAGAAGGCTCAGGGGCCAAGCTGCGCGGGTTACTTATATCGTAGGAACGGCCTTAAAGTATGCGGCCGCTGTAGAGTTCGGGAGCGTTCCACATTGGGCGCCTATAGCACCCTTAAAGCAATGGGCTAAGAGAAAGTTAGGAGACGAGGGCGCGGCCTATGCTGTACAGAAGA